AAAGCGGTGTTGAAAAGGTAGTAAAATACCTAGAAAATATTGCTGTTCCTGTAAAAGGGGACATGATTGACCAGATTGCTACTATATCTACAAACAACGAACCAAAGCTAGGTAAGATAATTGCTGACGCTTTTAGAGCTGTAGATAACACTGGAATAGTTATGATGGAAACATCGGCAGAAGGTACTACAGAAGTAGAAGTAGTTGATGGTGTACAATATGATAAAGGAATAACAAATTCTCATTTCATAACAAATACACAAAATAAATCTGCTGAACTAGAGAATGCATTAGTATTACTAATAGAATCTCCAGTGGATACAATTAGGCAAATTCAATCAGTGCTAGAGTACGTAATAAAAAACAATAAACCTTTGCTTATTATAGGCGACTTAGAACAGGGTGTTTTATCTGCTTTAGCTATGAATAAAAATAAGGGTAATATTAAAGTTAATGTTATCAACGCACCAACATATGGTGTAAATAAGAAAGAGATCATGGATGATCTAGCTTTATTAACAGGGGCTACGGTTATAAATGAAGATCTTGGAGATGATATGGATATGATCCAAGTAGAACATTTGGGGGTTTGTTTAAAGAGTGTTACAACACATGATGAAACAATTCTACAGTTTGGTGAGCCATCACAAGAAATACTAGATATAATTAAGCATATTAAAAAAGAGTTATTGAAAGACAACTCTGCTTACAATGTTATCAAGTTAGAAAAAAGATTAGCGATGCTTGCAGCTAGAATAGCGATTGTAAAAGTAGGTGCTAATTCTGATATTGAATTAAAAGAGAAAACAGATAGGGTCGAGGATGCTATTTGCGCTACAAAAGCTGCTATTAAAGAAGGTATAGTTCCTGGAGGTGGTATTGCACTGTTAAATGCTTATATGTATTTGAAAGCTGAGTCTGATGGTGAAAGAGTGTTGTTTGAAGCAATTACAGCACCTTTTAAGACGATTCTAGAGAATGCTGGTATAACAGACGCAGAATTACCTAAAGCTAAAGGAAGAGGTCTAAACGTGGTTACGGGGAAAATGGTAAATATGATTAAGTCAGGTATTATAGACCCTTTACTAGTTACCAAGAGCGCTCTTCAAAACGCAGCTTCAGTAGCGACTACTATCTTATCAACCGATTGTGTAATTAACAACTTAAGGATTGATGAAAGCGATAGGTAGAAATATAATAATAAATAAAATAAAGGAAGGGACAACCGCTACAAAAGGAGGTCTTTTACTTGCTGAGAACCAGCGTGAAGATATTCGTTACACTGAAGCATCTATTATATCAATAGGTGATCAGGTTGAAGGATTAAAAGAAGGCGATAGTATTTACTTTGACAGACACGCAGGACACAAAATAGAAATAGATAAGAAAACATATCACTTAATTAAGTTACAAGATGTAGTTGTTGTTTTATGAAAAGGCTAGACTCAGGGGATTTGAAAGACATGAACCTAATGAAACATTACCGTATAATACGCAAATGGGCCTGTAGAAACAACAACCTTAATGATGCAGATCTAGAGTTATTAATATACTTAGACTGCATGGATATGTTTACAAAGCAAGATTTCAAGACAGGTTGTTATTCTTATAGTTGGGATAATCGCCGTTGGAATCGTTTACTGAAAGAAGGTTGGATTGTAGTGTGGAGGAATAGAAATAGGACTACGCAAAAATACAATATATACAAGGTCTCTTTTAAGTGTAAGATATTAATAAAGAAAATGTATAGAATAATGCTAGGTGAAGATGACCTACCAACAAGTACACATAGGAATACTATAATGAGGGGTAAAACTTATACAGATAAGGTTCTTATTACATCAGTTAAAAACGTTAATAAAGATAAAAATAGATAATATGGCAAAGAAAAACTCACCTTTCTACCAATTTGGAGCATTATCCGCATCATTAGCTGGTAGTAGCGGCGGAAGTCAAAGCATTATTAATAGTTTAGGCAACAACCCAACTGCTCAAGGAGTTGGTTCTATGATCGGAGATAAGTTCACCCAAAGGAATATTGCTAGAGCCCAACAACAAGCTGTAAATAGAAGAAATGCAGGTATGTATGCTAAAGGAGTTAACCAAGGTCCTGTAGAAGTAAATGCTTTTAGTAAAACTCCTACACCGGTAAATATAAATCCTACTATTGGGAACGGTGCAGAGAATTTTCAAGAAGATATGGCTGTTAATCCTTCACCTTATAACGATATAAATGCAAGGGCCGTATCTGCTTCTCCTGAGACTATGACAGGTTTATTTGAAGGAGCCGGTGGTCCAGAGGACTACGAACAACAAACATGGAACGCACAATAAATAAATATAAGTTATGATAAAGAAAACAAACAAGTCGGCTAAGAGTAGTGGAATGAACGCTTTATGGGATGGACCGTTAAATACGGAAGGTTTCCCAATGGGTAAAGGTTCAAGTTCAGGAATTACAGGTATGCAAGTATCTAAATATCCAACACCTTATAAAGCAGGACCTATTACTCAGCTAGCAAAAGTATATAAGTAATGAAATCTCCATTTTATAAAACTGGTTGGATTCAAGATGCAACTGCAAGTATAAAAGAACGCGGAACTGAGGGTGTTTGTACTGGGAGTAAATTCGGTGGACCAACGTGTCCTTCTGGAAGTAAAAGATATAATCTAGCTAAGACTTTTAAGTCGATGGCCAAAAAGAAATAATATGAGTTCACCATTTCAACAAAAATTTTCAGGCAAGAGTCCTTTAAATCAAGGAGCATACGAATCAGCGGCGGATAATCCTGTTGTGATTTCCAACCAACCCGCAATAGATGCTATGTTTAATGCACTAGGGGAAGTTGGTGCAGCAGCTGTAAAAGCCAATGCGGATCCTGACAATAGGGCTAAGCGTCAAGAGAAGAGAGTTGCTAGAAGAGACAAGAGGGCAGATAAAAAAGCAGGTAAAGAAGGATGGACTAAAGGCGTAAAGCCATTAGATGCTATTACTGCGGATACCAAGAAAACTTTTACTGATCGTGCAGTTTACGCTCCAGAAACTAAGTGGGAGCTTGGTAGAGATGCTGTTATTGAAGTTAAAGCAGGTGATAAGCGTAAGAAGTTTGATGAAAAGACTAAAGAGATAAAGGAAAGATCTATAGCTAACAGAGCAGAAGGGGAGGTTAATAGAAGAAGAGATAGGGCTACTCATGATAAGTATGGTAGAAGAATAATGTATGGTGATGAGAAAGACACTACAGAGAATGATATGTTTAGCGGATTCAAACTCGATACACAAAACCGTACTATTGATGTCCCTAGTCTTGAGGCATCATACAATGAAGCTACAGGTTTTAACAAAGTAGGCAAGTCTAAGTATAGCAACTTTGATTTTTTAAATCCACCCGTAGCCTCAGAAACAAAAAAGCCAGTTGAAAAAGAAGATGAAAAGGGAAATACTGGAGGCCACATGGGTTTTTGAAGATAAATCAACTATAATATAAAATAACTATGCATAAAGGACATTCAGGAGAATACACAGGTAATTCAAAATGGTCTAAGGTTACTCAAAGTAATTTTAAAGACACTAAAAGTGATGATGAGAAACATATGAGGTATCTTAAGGAAGATGTTAATTATGATAGCAAGCATGGGAATAGCGATAGCAGCATGACTAATGACGAGAAGCACATATCTAAAATCGCGGGAGATTTAAAGTACGACGAGAAAAAACATAAATAAAACAGAATAGGACTGTGATAAACCTAAGCCAAACATAACATTAACTTAACACTAACACTAACAAAAATGGCAAAATTTTTAAAGTTTAAATTAACAGCTGGGACAGGCGAATTATTGATTCCAATCAGCGAAATTGCAAATGTAGAGACAGTATCTACAACAACAACTAAAATCGACTTAGTAAATGGACTTTATAAGTACACTATTACTCATGAAACATCTCCAATTAACGTTAACGGAATAGTTCAAGCTATTTACGCAGCGATGACTGCAAACCCAGGAGGTATCAAGTCTACAGTAGTTGGACCAGTAAGAGTTGCTCAAGTAGCTGCTCCAGTTGATCACGGAAGACAATTAATTACTACTCCACAAGACAACGTGAGCTTCACGTCTGCAGTTTACTCGGTAGTATAATAATTATTAAGTCTAGAGGTTTAGGTGATGCAATTGAAAAGATCACTAAAGCGACTGGAATAAAAAACGTAGTAGATAAAGTCGCAGGAGGATTGAAAGTTCCTTGCGGCTGCTCTGCTCGTAAAAAAACATTGAATAAAACATTTCCATACAAAGCTAAATGAAAACAACTAAAACAGGTTATTTAAAAAACAGTCCTGACGTTAATAACTCTACAAATGTTATTAAAGGAGGAGATATAACTATGAAAGGTGTTGAATTTAAGGTGTTAGGAACTGATGATAGAGGTTACACTAAAGTAATGTACCCTGGTCACGACTACAAATTCCCGAATGCTAAGTATGTAACAGAAAAACCTATGAAGTAATATGGGGTATAAAATGAAGATGGGTAAATTGTCTATTGACAATACACCTATATACCAAATCGATACGGAAGACGGTATAATGGGTCAAGCTAATGACAATGGTTCTATTGTTGTTGATAAAAACTTAAGTCCTTTGGAACAAGAAGATGTCGTGAGACACGAAAAAGTGCACTTGGATCAGATGAAAAGAGGGGACTTAGAATACAACGATGATAGTGTTACTTGGAAAGGTAAAAAATATTCAAGAAAATCAATGGATGAAGGTAATAAAAAACTACCTTGGGAAGTTGAAGCATATAAAGCAAATAAGTTGTAAAACGTGTAATAATTATAATATAACACTTAAATCTTATATTATGAAAAAACTAATTATAACAGCAGTATTACTATTAACTCTTTTAACAATACAAGCACAACAGCAATTCCAAGGGATGTGGGTGTGCAATGAATCTTCTTACGTAACTACAATATTAACTAGCAAGTCTAAAATCGTAAAAGCTTTTAGCTTTAGTTTTGATGAAAACGATGTTTTAGAAGAGAATATAATTTATTATGATAGAAATTCACTTGTAACTTCAATACACAATAAAGAGAACGGGTGGAAGGTGACAATGGATTATGAATATATAGACAGTAACACATTACATTGTACTTTTACAGGTGATCACACTGGATTAGTAATAATGACACGATTAAAATAAATATATTAATTATACAAAAAAATAAACAATGAAATTTCAACAACACCCTGGGAAAGCCCCAAAACAAAAAACTGGACACGGATTACCTGAAGGAATGACCTCTCCTTTAAATCAAGTTAAAGTAGAAAAACCCAAAGATGTTAAATCTGGACGTAAAAGAGTAGATGTTAATGTTACAGCTCAAGGAGATATTCCTGGTTATTCAATGAATGTATTCGAAAATAGTGCTTATCACGAAAGCGCTCAAGAACACGGAGCTGTCATCGCAACCCTTAACCCTGGTAAATTCAACAGCCCCTGGAGAACCCCTAATTTAACTGGTTTAACAAAAGAACAGAGCAATGCTAGAAAAATAAGAAATAACAAACAAGAGCTTAAAGAGAGAGCTGATGGCACGTACTTTAATAAAGACGGAAGCCTTACACAGTGGCCTAAAGATAAAGTAAGTGAATAAAATTTTAGCATGGCTTACAGGTGGCGTTATCAAAGAAGTTGGTAATGTCATCGACAAGCTTACAACTACCAAGGAAGAAAAACTTGAGGCGCAGAGACTGATACAAGAGATATTAGAGAAAGCTGACAGTGAAGCTCAAGAGCAGGTTAGTAGACGTTGGGAAGCGGATATGAAATCAGATAGTTTTTTGAGTAAGAACATTCGTCCTATGGTTTTAATATTTTTAACAATAATATTTTCAATCCTTACTTTTTCTGATGGTAATATAGGTGAATTTAAAGTGACAGAAGAATACGTACCAATATTCCAAACATTACTAGTTACCGTTTATGGTGCTTATTTTGTTGGGAGAACATGGGAAAAAGCAAAATCAATAACAAATAATAAAAATAAATAAATGGGACAATACGGAAACCAACCAGACTTTGGTACATTCGCAGTAAATTTAACTCCAAGTGACACAATAGATGCTACAACTAATTTAGATAGTGCTTGTATATATGTTAGTGGAGCAGGTTCTACTGCAACTATAAAATGCATACTATCTGGTGTAACAGGTGTACAGGGAGTTGTAACAAGTGCTAATTTACTAGGGGCAGGAACAGGATATGCTGTAGCAGCAGGTTTAGCTGTAACTTCAGCTAGTGGGCTTGGGTCAGGAATGACAGTGGATATTACCCGCGTCCTTGAGAGTACAGGTATCGCAACTATAACAATAGCTACTCCTGGAACAGGTTACAGACAAGGGGATGTAGTAACAGTTGTACAAGGTGGCGGATCAAACGGGCAATTCCGCATAAATGTGATTGATTCTTTGCCTACGGCTACGGATGCAGTTATTTTTGTGGGATATCCAACAGGATCTTTTCTACCTGTGATAGTTGATTATGTTTTAGCTACTGGAACTACTGGTACTTCTAACTTATTAGCAATTAAATAATGTCGTTAAGGCTAGGTTTAGGTATTGGAATTCCAATGGGTTACCCAGAAGGAGGAGGGCCTTATTCCCCAATAGTTGCAGCTTATATCGCTAGAGTAATAGCAGATGGTGGAGTTGTAGAATCACCTCAATGTGTTGAGGCAGCTAATTTATAAAATAAAAAATAATGGCAACACCTTCAATAGCATTAATACCAAGTGGGTATAAAGCAAATAAAGTATATAGCGTATTACCTGAAAATGGTGATGGGGATTTTGCGTTTACAAGAGCAAGTGAAGCAACAAGAATAAACGAAGAAGGATTAATTGAAACGATGGCAAATGGTATTCCAAGATTAGATTATGGTAGTGGAACTTGCCCAAGTTTATTGTTAGAGCCACAAAGTACAAATGTCCTTACTTATTCAGAAGACTTTGGAAATGCTGTATGGACTACAAATGGTTCTGCAACAATAACTCCAAATTCAGGAGTTTCACCTGATGGAACAACAACAGCAGTATTATTTGATAGTGTTTCAGGAGGACCAAACAGGATGCAGCAATTATACACAGGGACTCGTACAGGTCAATTTACAGCGAGTATGTATGCTAAAAAAGTAGATTCAAATAAATCTACTTTAAGAATTACCGAAGGGGGTGGTATAGATAAGAGAGTATCGTTTGATTTTGATAACGAAACTATAAGTGATGACACCACAACACCTGACGATTATGGGTTTGAAAAATTAGACAATGGTTGGTATAGAATTTGGATGACATTAACATTTACAGGGGGGAATGTAAATGTACTTATAAATAATGCAATTAGTTCAATTACAGGAACTCAACAATATATTTGGGGAGTTCAATTAGAATTAGATTATCCGACCTCTTATATTCCAACAGTTGCAAGCACAGTAACAAGAGTTGGTGATTTAGTAAATGGAGCAGGTTCAGTAGATAATTTCAATAGTTCAGAGGGTGTTTTATATGCAGAAATGAGTGCTTTAGTTGAAGATAACACAAATAAAAGAATCACAGTAAGTGATGGAACTAATAATAATAGAATAGAGTTAAGATATAATTCAGACAATACAATAGTATGTATTTTAATATTGTCAGGGGTTAATCAAGTAACTTTACAAGTCGGTTTAGATAATTTAATTACACATAAATTCGCTTTTAAATATAAACAAAATGATTTTTCATTATTCATTGATGGGGTTGAAGAAAATTCTTCTTCATCAGGGAATACTTTTTCATCAGGAACACTTAATAAGTTAAATTTTACATCTGCTAATGGGACATCCAATCCTTTATATGCAAACTTAAAAGATTTAAGAGTTTACAAAACAGCATTAACAGATTCGGAATTAATTTTACTGACGAGTTAAAATAAAAAATATGATTTATAAAACAAATTTCAGCACAGAAGCGGCAGGTGAAGAAGCTTTAATTGCCAAAGGTGTATTAGGAGTTGTAGTTGACGAAGGAGTGGTATCTACACAGTACATCAACGGGACACAAGCAGTTGTTAATATAGGTAAGGTAATTGACCAATCTAAAACAACAGACCCTGAAAATCCTATTTTTTATGATGGTTGGGCATATGATATTATGTCTACTGATACATTAGATTTTGGAAGTAATGAAGTATATCCTGGTGACGAATCAGTACATTCTTTCGCTGGTTATCCAAGAAATGCAGAAGTACCTGAATAGGTAAGTATATTATTGAATAAGTAACTATATAATTATGAGTAAAACAATTAAATTAAATAAAATGAAGAAAATTACAGAAGAACAATTAGCAAGAGTAAATGAGAAGCAATTAGAAATGTCTAAGATCACTAATGAGATTGGCTTTCACGAATTACAAAAGCATGCTTTATTGCATCAAATGGCAGAGAGTAACAAAGACTTAGAAGCCGTTAAATCAGAACTTGAGAAAGACTATGGTCCTATCAATATAGATTTAAAAACTGGAGAGTATACAGTTATTGAAACTGAACCTGAGTTAGTGCCAACAGAAGAAGTGTAATGGACTCAGTTGTAAGAAAAATTAGTATAGGTTCTGACTACAAAAATGATGCGATGCATTATGCTGTTGGTCAACAAGTATATGGAGGAAACGAAATACATGCTATACTACACAATAAAGATAAAAACTCTTACAGTATATACATAAAAAAAGGAGACGAGATAATGCCGTGGAAGAACTTTAATTCTAACATGGCTATATCCGTTGAATATGATTTAGAGTATTAGTGAAGAGTCTATACGACTTTATCGTGAAACCTTTAGGGGAAAGATACGAAAACGAAATTAAAGTAGGGGATAAAACCCTAGTTTTAAATACGAAGATAGAAAGCTTTAAATCTGTTAATAATTTAGCAGTTGTGGTAGAAACACCTAAAGCTATCAAAACAAGTATAAAAGTTGGGGACATAATAGTTATACACCATAATGTATTTAGAGTATTCTATGATATGAAGGGTGTTAAGAAAAATAGTAGATCATACTTTAAAGATGGTTTATATTTTTGTGCTATTGACCAAGTATATTTATATAAAAATACTGGTGACTGGAAAACATTTGGAGACAGATGTTTTGTTTCACCTATAAAGAATAGAGACTCTCTAACGCTTGATAAGGAAGAAAAACTAATTGGTATACTAAAGTATGGTAATAAGTCCTTAGAAGCGCTTGAAATCAATCCTGGAGATCTTGTCGGTTATACACCGAATGGGGAATGGGAATTTATAGTTGATAAAGAGAGAGTGTATTGTATGAAATCTAATGATATTGTTATTAAATATGGATACCAAGGAAACGAAGTTGCGTATAATCCAAGCTGGGCAAGTAGCGGTTCAAGAACTGATTAAAGTTTCTGAAGCGCCTATTATAGATACAGGAGCGGATGATGATCTTTCTGCTGACAAACTTAAGAATGCAGCAGCTACAAAGAAGTTAGCTATTTTTGATGCTTTTGAAATACTTAATCGTATAACTTTAGAAGAGGAAATGTTAAATGAGAAACCTAAAGAAGTTAAAGAGGAACAAGTTTTTAGAGGTTTTGCTGAAGGTAGATCTAAGAAGTAATGTACGAGCAAAGTTTATATAAGGTTTTAAAAGACCACGTAAAACCCAAGACTCTTAAACAACAGAATAGGTATAAGAAGTGGGAGTATGGATTTAATGAGGATCATGATATGGTCGTTATTAGTACAACTGGTGAGATTGGTGAAATATATGAAATACAAGGTTTAAAAATCGCATTACCAAAAGAGGATGATGTAATTGAGTTTGAAAATGATAAGTGGGAACACACTCCTTATCCAAAAGAACTTAAGAAAATAAAAACAGTATTTGATTGGGAAGAGTATCCTTTAGATTTTAAAGAAAAATATTATGACTATATCGATAAAGAATTTATACGGCGTGAAAAAGGCTTTTGGTTTATTAACAAAGGTAAGCCTACTTATATTACTGGTACTCAGTACATGTACTTGCAGTGGTCCAAGATTGATGTTGGGCAGCCAGACTTTAGAGAGTCAAACAGATTATTCTACATATTCTGGGAAGCTTGTAAAGCGGATACCAGGAGTTATGGAATGTGTTACCTTAAGAACAGAAGGTCAGGGTTTTCCTTTATGGCTTCAGGGGAAGCAGTCAACCAGGCGACAATATCTACAGATTCGCGATTCGGTATACTGTCAAAATCAGGACCAGATGCGAAGAAAATGTTTACGGATAAGGTTGTGCCGATCTCCATTAACTATCCCTTCTTCTTTAAACCGATACAGGACGGTATGGATAGGCCGAAGACAGAGCTTGCATACAGGGTTCCAGCGTCGAAATTCACAAGGCGTAAACTCGACTCAAACGAACAGATTAAAGAGATCTCAGGACTAGATACAACTATTGACTGGAAAAATACTGGAGATAACTCTTATGATGGTGAAAAATTAAAACTACTAGTACACGATGAAAGTGGAAAGTGGGAGAGACCTACAAATATATTAAATAACTGGAGGG